GGAGAAGGATATACATTTGATACAGATAGGTGGGGTGGTGGTCAAACAGGTACAATGTATGATATACTAAAGTTTAGAGGTGTATCTATTATTCTGAACCCAACAGAAGATAAGTTTAAACAAACATTAAGAGATTGGTTTAAGCAACTATGTGACGTTTCTTAAACTGGTACATAAGGGGTCGTCAAGACCCCTTTTTTAGTATATAATAGCCATAACAACAAAGAGGAAACTCAATGAAATGGGACGTTAAACTTCTTTCTTCTGGAAATCTCTTCTATGAAACAATAGAGGCACAAAGTCCTGAACAGGCCAAAGCAGCAGCATTAGCACGTAATCCTCATGCTACCATAGCAGGTGTTAATGGTAGAGTAAACAGAGATATGCACTGGAATGGTACTTGGGAAGGAGAATCTAAAGAAACAGAACATAATGATAATCACGTGACTAATAATTTTAAGAATAATATCAATACAGGTGATGCTGGTGGTATGTTAGCATTAGCAGCATTTATTGGTGGTCTTTGGCTTCTATATGTTACATTACCTTTTATTGGATTAGGTGCTGGTGGTTACGGTGGGTGGAAGTTGGGTAAGAAAGTATCTGGAACTACATTAGCAATAATATTATCATGTGTTGGTGGTCTTGGAGGATTTGGTTTTGCCAGTTCTATGATTGACTCTTTCAACAATGAGACTACAACTGAAGATGTTTATGTACCAGCACCATGAAAGGAAACTATCAAACATTCTATAAAGAGGCCATTCAGAATAAACAAGGTTATGTAACCAAAGATGGAATGTGGGCAGCAGTCCCCTTGATGGATAGTAAAAAGTTTGGTATAATCCACAATGGTGAGTGGGTACATACATGTAGAAACTTTGATTTTGCCAAGTCATACATACTAAAAGAATCTAGGAAGAAATGAGTGAAACTAAACAAGACAAATGGGATCGTGGGAAGACTTTATTTCTTGAGTCTGTATATAAAGCAGATGATAGATTGAGAGGATGTGCCCATAATCAAGAATGTTATCATGAACTGATGGAGATAAGAGATGAGGTGATTGAAATAGTAAGGAACATGCCAAACCCACATGCTCCACAAATTAAAATACCATTTGGTCAGAAGAATGACCATGTGGAACCTACAATCACTACTCCTAATGGTGAAATCAGTGAAACTCTAATGAGTGGATCATTGGGTGATTATTATGCAGACAAGAGAGAGTATTAAGCATAAGTTATACTAATAGGCATAAATTTTTGTTAAAATGTATCAGGGAATACAGACACATTTTGCATAAATAATGATAGAATTAGGGATAACAAGATGATCTGAATCTCTTTGTTACTGTAGTTCATTCGAGGCAATTATGCACAACTTAATTTCATTTAATCAACTTGCGGGATCAAAACATATGGAATATGAAGATTCACATAACGATTTAATCACAGAATACTACGAGTGCCTGATTGACTGTGAAGACGACCAACATGTTTGTAAACGTATATGTAAGGAGGTTTTAGTTTAAAACAAGTACACGTTTAAAGTAGAAGGAACATGAACAAATTTCAACATCCACCTTAAGTAAATCAAATAGTAAACCATAACCCTTGACATATTCTGTCAGGGGTTTTATAATGTCTTGGTCTTCATTAACGTACATGACTAAAAGAAACGAGGAGCAGATAATAGCTGCTATTACTCACATGGCCGATGAGTTGGGTGGAACAATAGAAACTACAACTACATTTGATAGTTCAAAGAGAACAAGCAAGAAGATTGTGGTTGAGTATGATGTAAGGGTGAATGGTGAACCAGTATAGATACTTATAGTCGCAAATAAAACGAACATTAGTACAGATGAAAGACTGGTCAATCAAGAAAGCAGCAAAGAAGTTGTTAAAAAGAGCAAAGAAACATCCTGAGTGGTACACAGAACAAGAAATTTATTATGCTAAAAGGGTTAGGAAACAAATCAAAGATGAAGAACGACAGTCTAAGAATACATCAGAATGAAGATGGTTCATTCAGTGTAGAATGGGATAAAGAAGATCCCGATTGGAAATGGTTGAATGGCTTAACAAGCAAAGAAATCGAAGTTATTATTAAGGAGGCAGTCCGTTATGACCAACAAGGAAAATGATTACAGACCGTATCCATTACAAGAACTGGATATGAGTATTCGTAATACTATGGAGTCAGAATGTACTCCACAGGAGATATATGATACCGTAATCAATGGTATTAAACAGAGTATGCGTTATCATAAAGCATGTTATGATGACAGTGTAAGACTATTGGCATTGTTTAGAGCAAATAGTAATCCTAATATACAGGTACACTATACTGGTTCAGATAATAATAGTACCTACACCGAGAAGGATTACTGGGAGGGTAAACTAGAAGGTAAAGATTTTCAACAGGCATTAGAGAAGTATGGGTATGAATATACACCAGGATATGATACTACAAAGTTCAAGTTAGATTCACCCGATTTACATGGAGATGACAAATGACATTATCTAAAAGAGTTCATGAATCTATGAAGGATGCTGAAGCAAACTTAAGAAATGCTCTTGCTCATGCTTCAAGGCAAGAAAGACCAATGGTATTAAATGAAATCTCTGCTATGATTAGAGGGATTGATAATGTTATTTCTACAGATAAGGTACTTGACCAGTTAGAGGAGAGAGAAGAAGGGGATAGGGGGATATTTGAACCACGTTGGGATGATGATGACTACGATTTGTAAAGCAAAGTGGAAGAGAACATTAAACATATAGATAAAATATATTTCTATGTTAGAATGTCAACACACAACTCCCAAGCCCAATGATTAATTTAGACGAGAAGTATCATTCTTACTTAAGAGGTGAGAAGACCTTAAGAATAGACGGAATTAATGAAAAGATAGTTGCGTATGGATATACTGACGATGGTAGTAGTATTGATGGTTATTACTTGACAACTCCCAACTATCAGTTAAAATATAACCTAGAGGGGATATTTCTTCGAATGACAGCATTACGGGAGTTGGCCGAAGTTCGATAGAATAAATACTCATGAGATTATTAAATTCTAAAGTAGGATGGTTACACGCTATGACGATTAAACACGACTTAGAACATGAAGTTTACTTGGATCCAAAGGATCATAAGGAACATATTAATCATGGTATGCTAGAGTATAGTGAGGCAGATCTGAAAGATGTTCATGCTGATTATGACAAGTATCATGAGGGAGATGTGGTAGACAAGAATGATGGTGCTATTAATGACTGGCATACTAGGCATGAGGACAAGGGACTAGAGGTTTATTGTGACAATCATCCTGATGCACTAGAGTGTAGAGTATATGACGAATAGATGGACGATTGAGTGGACAGTTAAATAAGTTGCACACCCACCTTGCATTAATTTGTAGGGTGGGTTATAATATGTGTATTCATAGGATTTTCAATGTCTTTACAAACTATTGTTGAATCGTATAACCAAGACGTTGATGAACTTCCAATTCTCCATAAAGTACATGGTGGAGGAATGGCAAGAAATGGATCAGGTCTTGTTTATGAAAACTTAATCAAGAGAACTTGTAGTGCATTAGAGTTAGATGCCAGAAAGAATGACTACAAGAAAACTGAAGAGGTTAATGGTTATTGTTTAAAGAACTTGCAAGTTGATTGGCACGTTTATAAGAATAACAAGATGACTAAAGCAATAGAATCCAAAACATATTTGGATGCTTGTTATCTTAAACGTGCAGTAATGGACTTCATTGAATTAGATCAATCACCAGAAGTACCTGATAATGTAGAGTATGCTATCTTTGCTGGTCAAAATGCCTGTGGAAGAGATGCTTTTGCATATTATCCTGCATTTTTTAAGAATATTACAGGTAAAGATGTAAAGATATTCTTTGTTAATCCTAACCGTAAGAGATCATCATCACGACCAATATATGATGAAAAGTATAGAGATGATTTTAATCTTGACATGGAAGTGTATAATAGTTTTATTCAATGGTTACACAGATGAGATTATATAATGATGATATGTTCAACATTCTCTGGAGAATTGAAGACCAGAGTATTAATCTATTGTTGACAGATTTTCCTTATGGGACATTAAATAAGAAACGTAATGAATGGGATAAAGTAATAGATTATGACAGATTTTGGCAACAAGTAGATAGAATATGTAAACCAAATGCTGCTATTATATCAACAGCAGCACAACCATTTACGTCTGTATTAACATCAACTAACTACAAAGATTTCAAGTATTGTTTAGTGTGGGAGAAATCAAAGGCAACTGGGTATCTCAATGCTAAAAAGCAACCAATGAGAGCTCATGAGGATATTGTAGTATTCTATAAGAAACAACCAACATATAATCCTCAAATGACTGTGGGTAAACCTTATGATAAGGGAACAGCAGTAAGAGATGCCATACAATATGGTAAACAGACTAAAGCAGTTCATGTAAAGAATACTGAAGGAACACGTTATCCCAGAAGTGTATTGTATTTCAAGACTGCTGAAGATGAGGGTAAACTACATCCTACACAGAAACCAATATCATTATATGAGTATTTGATTAGGACATATTCTAATGAGGGTGATGTGGTATTAGACCCTTGTATGGGGTCTGGAACCACTGGTATTGCTTGTTTAAACACTGGTAGAGAGTTTATTGGTATAGAACGTGATGAAGAGTATTATAAAACAGCAGAGGAGAGATTGAATAATCATGTGCCAGTTGAAGAAGTGGCACAAGTCACGTTGAATCCGTTGCTGGATGCGTTATAATAGCCACATGGGAAACAACGAAGGTTCCTGACTACCTTGACCTAGAAGCAAGGACATGACGTTAGGGTAAAATTAACGCTATTGATCCTTTTGTTGTTTCTCTCACCCAATTACCCCCCCTTTTTTAAATGGCAACACGTTCAAGAATCGGATTACAACTTGCGGATGGTGCCATTCTTTCAGTGTATCATCATTGGGATGGTTATCCACAGTGGTTAGGTGTTACTCTTAATACCAAGTTTAACACAAGAGAGAAGGTTGCTGAATTGATTGATGGTGGAGACATATCATGCTGCGATTCAGACAGCGATTGGGATAGAAATGATGTTCCTAACCATGTATTGTATTACAATGCAAGAGGAGAGAACACAGAACCACGTTTAGACTTGAATGTGGATGATTATTTTGATGGTGGAGAAGAGTTTGCTTACATCTTCACATTAGATCATCAGTGGGAGTGCTATGCTCTATCTCATGAGAGAGATGATGACTGGAATGTAATACAGACTAACGCAGTCGCAACTAAAATTCCAGCTGGTGAGGTGACAGCTTAAGAACTGTCACACATGGGGTTGCCAGACCCCCTCAAAACTGGTATTATATAAATGTTGAGGGATATGTGGTTCTACTGCCCGAACATCAATGGGTTAGGTGAGAGTCCTAACTATCTCCGAAAGGATAAGGGAAATCATTGATGAAGTAGGGGTTCAGGTGTAAGCGATTCCCAGTAGGTAAATTTG